AATACCGCTTTATCTAATCTTGCCGTTTCATCCAACAATTCTTTGACAAGCATGGCCGCAACCAATAGCACTACATTGGTGGGCGCAATGGCAAGCCAAGCAAATGCTTACAACACGGTTTTAAACATGGATATGACAACATTAAACACGGCGGTTTCTAAGTTGACTTCCGCACCGGTTGTTATCAATAACGGCGTTTTGTTGCACTAATATGTCCCCCGAAAAACTTCACGCACTTGGCATTGGTTCCGAATGGTCGGAACCCTTGGCAACTACATTTGCAACGTTTGGGATCAACGATGTTAGAAAACAGGCGGCATTTATTGGGCAGTGTTCACACGAGTGCAACCATTTCAAAACATTGGAAGAAAACCTTAACTACCGGCCCGAAACCTTACAAAAGTTGTTTGGCCATAAGTTTCAACCCAATGAATTTGCCGTTTACGCCCACAATGCCGAAAAGATCGCAAACCGCATTTACGCCAATCGTATGGGAAACCGTGATGAAGCAAGCGGCGATGGATGGCGTTTCCACGGGCGCGGATGTATCCAGTTAACAGGGCATGATAACTATTGGCATTTTGGCCAAGCCGTTCAAAAAGATTTGGTTGATGAACCGCAATTGGTTGCAACGCCCATGTATGCCGCGTTAAGTGCCGGTTGGTTTTGGCAAACACACGGATGCAATGAATTTGCGGAAGCCGAAGATTGGGTAGGATTGACTAAACGAATCAACGGTGGCACATTTGGCTTGGATGAACGAATTTCTTTAACTAACCACGCACTAAGCGTTTTGGGGTAATCATGGCTACAAACTTTAAATACACTAAAGGTGAATCTAAACAAGAAATGGATAAACATTTCGTTGTTAAAAAAGAATGGCAAAAAGAACGTGAACACGTTATGGCATTGGAAAAAGAACTAAAGAAGCACGAAAAAACAGATATTTCACACGCCCATCCACGCCATAGCCCAAGTTCTAAGATGTCACAACCTAGCGCCGGCATCCCCGCTTTGCGTAAAGGCTAAATACAAATCGGTTAATGGCACTTTAGGCGGCCATTGATCGGTTACACAAAGGTAATGAAGCGTTTTGATATGGGCAAAAACCCATTGTTCAATCCGTTCTTCTTTGGATAATTCATTGCCTTGATCTATTTCGTGATGACACGATTGGCATAAGGCGGCGCAATATTCATCGCTAGCTTTAATGCCACGGCCTTTGCCGCCATGCCAATTAGAGTGGGCGGCTTGTGATAGATGGAATCCACATATTTGACAAGGAATTGAAGCGATCAACCTTAGAAGGTTCGCGTTCCGTGTGTATTTCATCTTTGGATATGATTTCCATTGTTTTGAAACGGTGGCCATCGGCGCATTCATATCTTCTTCTTCTTGTGTTGTTATCATTTAATCTTGATTCAATTGTTGTTGTTTTTTTATTACAAACGGGGCATTTCATTCGTGTGACCTTATTGCAAGACGTTCGGATGCTTCACGGGTTCGCCAAATATCTATGAAAAGCCGTGCCGCTTCCAATTTATACTTCAATTCTTCTTCTACTTTGATGGCTTTACAAAGTTCATCATAAAGTGCGGAATATTCACCATCGGCCAATGCTTCACGTTCTTGTGCGGCAATTTGGCTAACGCCATCTTGTAGCGCACATTTCATCAAAACGGCCTTGGCGGATTTTAATTTTAATTCGGCACCGATTCGGCGTGATTTGGCATCGGCATAAACACTAGCGTTTTCACGGATAAATTGGGCATAACTTTCGGGTGTCATTTCTTCATCCCCCTAACAAATGCCGCAAATGAAGCCGATGTGTTGCCAAAACGCATCTTGTCAAATTCTTGGGCTACTTCTTCCAACACGGCGTTGCGGATTTCATCGGATAGAAACTTGGCTTCTTTGGTTAGTTCTTTTTGCTTTTCAACAATAACTTTTAATTCATCCATTTAATACCCCCTTGTTTGTGTGAATTGATAATAAGCAATCAACAATGCTTCCGCACGGCCGTTATCTTTGATTCGTTTAAGCGGTGCCCGTGGAAATAACCGGCGGGCCAATTCAAGGCTTTGTTTCTTATCAGAATCCAATTTAAGCGTTTTTTTCCAAACCCTAGGGGTTACTAGGTGCCAAGGTGTTTTAAAGCGTTGTGCAAGGGCTAAAGCGGCCCCAAACGCACTTCCGAACTTAAAGGTTGATGAAACACCTTGGTTTGGCATAGATGCAACCCATTCAAGGGTTATTTCACAATCATTTCCGTTAAGCATATCGGTGATTTCATCCCAAATTTTTTCGGTTTCGATGTATTGATCGGTGTGGATCATATCGCCGCAAGCAATGTATTCACCGTTTTGATCTATTGCGCCCCATGCGCCGGAAAAGCCAGGATCAAAGCCTATGTAATATTTCACTTTAGTTCCTTAATGCGTTGGGCTATTAGCTTGCTTATGCCTTTGAATTGTGGTTCTTGTTCCATTAGCTTAACTTGATGGCGAACATAATCAATCCAACCTTGTTTCAATGCTAGCTTTGCATAGTGTTCAACAATTAAATCAATTTTCACTTAGGATTCCCCATGCGGTTGCTGCACAAAGGGGAACTTGTCCATTGCCAATGGCTTTAAGTCTGTCCATTGCATCGGCCATCCCATTAACCACTCTATAAACATCGGGTTCGGTTTGCCAACTATTCCCGTTAAATCCCTTAACGCTTGATTTAAAGGATATTGCGCCGTGTGACCCGATGGCCTTATTGGTTTCCATTCCGGCATTGTTCCCCGCATTCCATCTGTTGCGCTTGGCGTTGGGTATTTTTGCAACAATCCAAATTCTTTCCCTTTGATGTGGTGCTCCAACGTCACTTGCTCCCAACACTCCCCATCGCGCATCAAACCCCATTTTGGCCAAGTCTCCAAGAACTCGTCCAAGTCCCCTAGAAGTGAGCATTGGTGAGTTTTCCACAAAGACGAACTTGGGTCGAACTTCGTGAATGATCCTTGCCATTTGGCCCCACATTCCTGATCGTTCACCGTCAATTCCTGCGCCTTTTCCTGCTGCACTAATGTCCTGGCATGGAAAGCCCCCAGATATGACGTCAACAATTCCTTTCCACGGGTTTCCGTCAAAGGTTTGTACATCATCCCAAATCGGGAAAGGCGGGAGAAGTCCGTCATTTTGTCGGGCGCACAATACGCTTGCTGGGTATGGTTCCCATTCAACGGCGCACACGGTTCGCCATCCGAGTAATTTTCCGCCAAGAATCCCTCCACCAGCGCCTGCGAATAAAGCCAACTCATTCATTTTCTCCCCTTAATCATTTGAAACTTAACCTTAACATCTTCCGGCATGGCCACGGCCTTTTTAGCATCTTCTTCCAGCTTAACAAGCACGGGATCGCGTTCTTTAGATGATGGAACGGTTTGATGAACAATATCGGCTTTATTGGCTATCCATTCGGCTTTAAAGGTTGTCCAACCCCTGACGCAACATTCCTTAATGGCATCTTCTAAACTAATCTTTGCTTTGTCCGCTTCCTTTTGAATAGAGTTAAGCAAAGTTTGAGTTAAGGGTTTGTTTTTGGCTTTTAGAACTTTCTCAAAATCCATATATATATGGTTATTGGTTATTGGTTCTTGGTTATTGGTTGCTATTGGGGTGGCATTGGGGGGGCTATGGGGTGGCCATAGGGGGGCTATAGGGGGGCTATTCCAACGTTTAGCCGCACCTCTTTTGCCTGCATCACTTAATTCTTTGTACTTTGCTATTTCTTCATCTGCTCTTGGATGAACATAGCCATCGGGAGTATCGTGGAAGAACTCGTTAAGCACAGACAATACTTCCTGCTCGTAATCAAGCATTCCTATTTGTCTAGCAATGGTTCTTTGTTTAATTGGTGCTTCATGCAGGTAATAATGATCTAGCAACCTGCGAAAAGCTATGTCTTCAATCACGGTTAAGTGATGGGTATGGGATTTGTAATCCCCAATATGGAAATTGTAATAGTGCATATAACCTTACGTTCTTGGTTAACGTTACTGAAAAAACATTGGCAGGACGGTAACGAATCGTCTTTTCGGGAGCTACCCTAGCCATGTCTTAAACAATTTTACCTGTAAAGAAACCATTC